AGCCTTTTCTGCTTCTTCCGCTAGTCTAACCTTTTCTGCTTCTTCAGCTTCGGTTTTTAAACGAGTAGCTTCAGCTTTTTCTTCAGCCAATCTAACCTTTTCTGCTTCTTCCGCTACCCTAGCCTCTTCCGCTACTCTAGCTTCTTCCGCTACCCTAGCTTCTTCCGCTACCCTAGCCTCTTCCGCTACTCTAGCTTCTTCCGCTACCCTAGCCTCTTCCGCTTCTTTTGCTTTAGCAATTAGTCCTTTATTAATTTCGTCATATTCACCAATAAATCCTTCGGCTTCTGTTTTAGCATCTGCTAAAGCTATAATACGTGCGTCTGCGGCTGCGTCATCTTTTTCATTCTTAAGCCTGATTGCTTCATCATTACGTTCTTTTGTATGAGCATCGTTTAGGCCTAAATCTACGCGGTTTGTTACAGCGTTTTTGTAGTTGTCCATAGCCGCTGTAGCACTATTCATAGCCGAATCTGCTGCAGATAAAGCTGCATTTTTTGCTCGGAAAGCGTCGCCGCTATCTACTATCATGCCTTTGGCTTGTTTTTTTGCTTTTACAGCACTTTTATAGTTATCAGACGCTGTATTATAAGCATCTAAAGCGTCTTTGTTTGCTGCGTTTGCACCGTCTGCGGAGCTGTGTTCCCCACCATTTACATCGTAAAATTTAGTTTGTGGGGGTAATATTAACTCATCAATCTTTGCGTTTAGGTCTTTGACCCCTGCAGCATTTAGAGTACTATTAAACGCACCTAAAGCGTCGCCTCCTTTAAGAGCAGCAACAGTGGCGTTTACAAGTCCATCGGTAATATCACCGTTAAAGTTGCTGTTTTCTTTAAGAAGTCCTGATACCGTCGCTGTTGTTGCTACCACTGCAGCTTCGCTAATATCTCCCCCTGCGTCTATATAAGCTTTAATTCCTTTGTTAAGAGCGTTTTCAGTGGTTTCGTTAAAAGTAAACTGCCCAAAGTCTCCAGAAGGAAGGTTATCTTTTATAACATTTGTAGCAGCAGAAGCTATTTCGGCAGTCGCACCCCCCAATAATGCACTCCTTAAATCGCCTCCTTGTATCGCCCCTTTTACACCAGCGCCAAGAATATTACCTGTTGCGCCTGTAATAGCTTCAGAAACATAACTACCTGCTTTTGGTGCAATATACCCTAACGCCGCAGACTTAAGTACATCGCCAATATTACCGCCTTTTGCAAGTGTGTCTGCTGCATTTATAAGGGGAACAGCCCACTGCATTCCTGGAGTTATTGTAGCTGCAATAGTAGCAATAGTGGCAATGGGGTCATCTATTACGGCTTCTACAACGTCGCTAACTGCAGTCGCTACAGGCTGTATAATTTCTTCAACAACAAAAGAACCAACGTCTTCTACTGCGCCTATTACAAACTCAAAAACATCGCCGATAGCATTTGCTATAAACATGTTATGCTCCTACCCCTAAAGGTTCTTTGCCCAAATTAATATAAACAACGTATTGGTCATTTTGACTACGGGCTACAGCAATATTAGAGTCTTTGTTAGCCATTTTTTTCTCTAAAGCTCTCATTGCGGGTAACAAAGTTTCTCCTTTAAATTGAGAAGCGTAGTGCGTAAATTTTTTACCTTGCAAATAACCTAAGTAGTTTAGAATATTTCGTATAAAATTACGTCCTGTGTCTACATTGAACGCACGTCCGACCATCTTAGTTTTGTTTGCGCCTTTACCCTTATGCCCAAGAAATACAGTGTTTCCTACTTGTACCAAGTCTGCGCTTTCCATTGACGCTTCTTTAGCAACAGATGCTAACATGGCTTCTACGGGTATGTTATCTTCGTTTAACTGCTCTGCGGCGATAGCCATAACCTGACCTGGAGCGATCTTCTCTTGGTTGCTATCGATAGTTTCCATAATTCACCTAAGTTATTTCAAGCACACTGGCTACTACATGTAGTCTATTTGCTGTAGCAGCGGTAACTTTTAGTATTTCAGTCGCTTGCACTACTAACGGTGCAGTTAACAGCTCTACAGTACCATTTGCTGATACTGACTTAGTTTTAAATAAACTATACACATCGCTGCTATTAGTCAAAGTCAAAGTTATGGTGTCAGCGTTGCCAGAGTCTTCAGATACGATAATAGACTTAAAAATAGCCGTTGTCGAGGCAGCGCAAGTATATAAAGTCGTAACACTTGTAGATGTTAAGTCTAGTTTTGCATTTGTATAAGTATTTGCCATCTAACTAACAAACCACCCAACTGCATCAGACTTATCTGCTAGAGAAGTATCTCGTAGTACACTGTCTAATTGGTTAAAATATAAACGCAGAATCTTGTTAAACTGTTCAAACTCTGCAGCGCTATATTCTGTAGGGGGGTAGGGTAGAGCAGGGGCACGAAACTCTACAGTATATTGATCAGCCATTAGCGTCTCCCATCTGTACGTAAGTCAACTCTTGGAGAACCTAACTGCCATTGTACACCTGTCGTGCTAGATTCTATCTTCATAGACATCTGCCTACCTCTCACACGTGTGTGAATCTGGCTTGTATAAGCCTCAACAGGAGAAGTAGCAGAGCGCGTAACTGCACCTGTGTTTACACCACTTTCTGATGTAGGCGAGTTATAACCTGAACCTGAAGCATTTAGTGGGAAGAATGTCATATTTATAGCAGGACTATCAGCCGTAGACCCCTCAAAAGAAACATCAGGTAAAACACGAGACATCAACATAAACTGATGCCCATCATCTAAATCAAACTCTGAAGAGGTTATAAAGGCAGAAATAGCGGCGGCGGTGCTTGTTTCATTGTCATCAATACCGTTTTCATGGTCAACCAGTAACGAGTTATAGGTAGCGGCAAGTGGGTAAGCACGTAGACCTGAGTCAAGCCATGCTGTACGTGCCATAGAACCATAGTACCATATGTCTTCGAGGTAGTTATACACCACGTATTTATCGATACTAGATGCACCTGCTGAACAATAGAACCACCACACCTCGTGGAACGCTTCGTTACTTCCTCCAAATACTTGGTTATACTGTAGAGGATTAAAGTCTGTGAATACGTGTTTACGTAAGTCACAAGGGAGCGGTTGAGCTCTACCATCATATTTATAGAACTTGTCCTTACCCATCCAGTAAGACACACCGTTGGCGTAAGCGACACTATTTTGCGAAGTTATCGAGATTTGCTCTCCAACAAGCGTTGCGCTCCACACACCTGAGCCTATACCGACGTACTGTAAAGAATATAAAGATGAGTCTGTCCAAACAAGAACCTCTTGTCGTGCTTGGGATGCAGTAACTATTTCTGTACCACGGGATAATCTTAAGCTACCTGCTTGGTTTGTAGCTGCAGGAGTCCAATTTGTGGCGTCTTCTTGGTCAGACCAACGAATAAGCATGGGATCTTTTGTTGCGGAACCAAGTACATTTGTACCAAAACAAAAGACAAACCTGCTAATATCTGACACAAGTATAGAATTCTGTACTGTTGGCACATTTGAAGCCCCTGCTTTACTAGACAATAAGACCGCACGGGTAGTTAACGTACCTGAAGCGTCCCAGTAAAAAATAGCCCCGTCTCTATGTCCAAATATTAGGTCTTCACCAAAGTTTTGTTGTGACCATATACGTAAGGTTTCTGTATCTGAGATACCTTGTCCCCAAGCACCAGAACCCCAACCACTAGCACCCCAACCAACAAGAGGGTTAGCAGATGATGCGCCTGTGTTTATTTGGTAAGCGCCTACAACAGAACTACCACCGTTCCCTGAGTCAGAGCTTGTAGCCGCAATATTTGTATATAAAGCGTTAGTTATAGTATCCGAGTTAAAACTTTTTGCTGTAATAGTGTATTTGTTTGCGTCTTCGATATTAAGTATCTGATACTCTTGGTTGAGCATTTCAGCGGTTACATTACCACCTAGTGCAGCGGCGCCACTAAAAGTAACAAAATCATTAACTTCTGCGCCATGACTACTGTCCGTAACGACTATAGTAAAACAATTTACAGTAGCGTTATCGCTATGTGTAGCTGCAGTAGTGCTCGTTGTTACACCAGAAACAAGATAAGAAGCGCCTCGTGTACAACCTGTAAACGTGTTACTGCTTATAGCCGAGTAGTCTATAACTTCACTATCTATTATAAGTTTACCAGAAGTAGGGAATCCTGTAGTATCATCTATGGTTATTGTGGTGTCATCAGCATCTATAGCGCCATCTAACTGATCTGCTGAGGCTAAAAAGGTAACATCTCCTGCAGAAGTGGTTGCACGTAAAGGTGTTATGTCGTTATAGCCACCGCCGTTTTCAATATAAAACTTTAGGTGTGTACCTATAGCAATCAAGTTCTGACTGCCCAGAGTAATCCAATTCCACAAAGAACGGGCAATACCTAAAAAAGTTGCCTCTGATATACGCGTCCAACCACCAATCTTTTCAGGGGTTCCTTGACGAAAACGGATGTTATTACACTCATACCAACCACCCTCAGTGGTGTATCTAGTGTTCTCTCGATTAACTCCTGGTTTTAATAATAACTTCTTTAACGGCATATCTTACCTACTACTCGTCTGATTTTTCCTTAAGTACTAACCCAAAAATAGCACAAACAATGCCTGCCCAAGTTAATATTGGCATACTAAACAAAATACCAAGCCCTACGCCTACAACAGCGGCAGCTCCATAACTTGAAGGTTCTTTTAGTCTTCCTTTAATCCAATCCATAATATTCTCCTTTACTCTACTAGATTAAGTGCCTGCTCTTTAGTCTCATCGTTTCGTCTTATCCAACCACGTCCGAACGTGTCAAAGGTACTAAGCTCTCTGTAAAACTTATCACGCATATGGTGCATCTGTTCTATTATTTCTGTGGGCTCTACTTCAGCAACTGCCTGTAATGTCATTGGTCCGATACCACCATCTTGTTCTACACCTACAATACGTTGCAGTGCTTTAGCTGCACGACTTGTCCCGCTATTCACACCCCAATCGAAGCAACTCCAGTCAACCCCAGAAGGGAGATCGTCTGCCCGAAGCCTATCCCAATAATTCTCTTTGTATATAGGGTAAACGTCATCGTGAGTAAGACCTTTCATCTCACCATCCATAACTTGCCGTCCAACGTATTGCTCATAGACTGCACGGGTAACTCCATAATTAGTTTCACCCCCAGGATCAGCAGCCAAATTTACATAGCCCCCTTCGTGTTCAAGGAGACGCGCCATACATTCTTCAAAGTTTTGTTTCATTTTGCATTCTTTCTTAATTTAGCAAATTGGCGTGATCCAAACCAAAATGAGATTATGCTTGTGAACAATAAATTTACATCGTCCGAATACACCTCATTGACCGCATCTCTAAAGTCTGCACCGTTATTCATCGCATACATTAAGGTCGTTATTTTAACCAATAGAAAAAACCCAACAAACAAATACGTTATAACAGGGCGTACTGATCCTGATAAAGCTGCTGCAAAGCCTGATTTAGCATTAGCTGCCCTCATTGATGCGTAAATGCCTTCGGTTTCAGCTATATCTGCTTTAGACTCAAGTTCGTCTAATTTAAGGGAAGATAGCTGCGCTGCGTATTTACCCTTCGCTTCGAGCATCTTTAGCTCTTGTGCATCTTTCTGACGTTGTTGAAATAAATCAATGACACTTGGTAGTACAGATGTACCAAACCCCAGTGCTGCTCCTAGCAGTGATAACATGTTATCCTCCTATTTTAGTTTAGTTTTAGAAATAGCCGTAGCACCCATAAAACCAACAACGACTCCTAATTGTGCAACGATAAATGTATTTAAAAAACCTGCCGCCGCCGAAAGTCTATCAACAGCAACAACGGGTGTTAACAAGACAACAACAGCTACAATCGTCACAACCATTGCAATCCAGGCCATTACACGTTGTGTATCCGCTAGCTTATCTTCGTTTTCTAAACGTATCCAACGCTCGTGGCGATCCATCTCATCATCGGTTATTACACCGTCGCCATCGGCATCTGCCATTGCGTATTTACTGTTTTCCTGTAGTTTTTTTCCTGCCATAGTAAACTCCTACGTACCTAAACAACTTTTATATACACCAATTACGTTAATTAGCCAAGGGATTATCTAACGCTTCTTGTAATCTTTCGTTTAACTGCTCTTCAAGCTTTCGCATATCTTCTTCTATTCTGTTTTCTATATCCCGCATCGTATCACGGACGTCTTTCTCTGTCTCTCTATTTAAGGTTTCAACCTCTCTTATTGCGGCTGTCACGTCTTTCTGCACCTCGTTCATTTGATTAAGAACGTCTTCTAATACTAAGTCTATGGAGCCTTGCGTGGTTTTTATGCGCTCTGAAGATGTCTCAATCTTCTTCTCCAACTTATCAATATATCCCTCTAGTTTAAGAAGATCATCTCGGAGATTGTTCTTAATGTCTCTGGTGTAGACAATGGCGTCATCTAGTTTTGTTAAAACGAGCTCATTTTCCGCTTTAATTGCATCAATATCAATCTCTTGTACTACCTCGCGCAAATCAAGATAATCAAAGTAAAACTCATATCCCACATAGGCCGAACCCGCCAGTGTGCTTAATGCTGTGACTGCAATACCGATTTTGCCAAAGCCAGAAAACTTTACGCCACCTACCTCCATTTCAGCCATAATCTTCTCCTAATTTTCAAACGATAAGTCATTACCTAACTCACGTAACCTATCAATCTCTTGTTGTAACTTCATTACTTCTAAATGTTTTTTCTTTAATTCAATCTCATACAGTCTGTTACAGTCTAAACGAGACCCTTTATTTCGTCTACCCAGTGGAATTGTTATCTTTGAGTATAACCCAATATCTCCAGTTTTTCTACTGTTCTCCGCTGTGCCGCCCTGAATGATAGATGTGATGCCAAACTCAATGTTTGTTGCACTCCCTAGCGCCATGCTACAATCCAGTTCTCCTGCTCTAAAAGAATCTGACTGGTAGTTACCGCCTGTGTTTGGGAGAGATAAACTTAAAGAATTTGACGTGCTATCGGCAAAAACACTTATTACACTGCAACCTGTTACAGACATAACAACTATAATAAATAACCATATTCTCATTTATTCTATCTTTGAGCAAATCCTTGAAGTTATCAAAGCTTTCTGCTCTTCCCCCTTAAAAACTTTTGATATTGTACATATGTATCCAACCCTATCTAGGTCAGAGTTTCGTATATAAACATCAAATGGATATTTCTTAGCGTGTTTTACCTTTATGAGTTTTGATGTAGATGCAAAGGGTATTTCTTTCCAATCTAATGTAAATACACCTATTTGGTAATATGAAACATCATTACGCCTGTTAAACAAAAACATCTTTGTGACAGACACACCTTCGATATAACTATAGTTAAACTTTGGGTATGCTGGAGTCATTTCGTGCGCTTGAGCCTGAAACCCAAGCAACATGAAAATTAAAGCTACTTGGCGATACATTCAGCTAATATCAATGCTGTATAAGACCCACTAGGGAATGCACGATTATATCCATATGAAGCGGTTGAAGCTACTGTAAAGAATGTCGTCCCTGCCAAAGTCATATCAAAGGTTGTTTCATTACCTACAACAACTTTAGCGGCATTATATGCTGACATTCCAGAAACGCTTCCAGATGTGTACACACTGCTTCCTGTCCACGTTAATGTATCAGACAGAGAAGGTGATGAGCTAAAACTATTTGGGTGAGTAATCTTTACTTTATACTTATCTGCTGTTCCAATCGTCGTTTTTATAACAGCATCTTGACCCCCATCTGCAGAAGCAGTTGAAAGTTTCCATATATTTGGCACACCGTATTGTCCTGGTGTGGTCGTTACAATGCTACAACTAGCTTGAACCGTACCTGTAATTGGTGAGTTGACTGCCCAAGCGTAACTGGTTGAAAGCAAAAATATTAAAGGTGTTATTTTTTTAATCATGTTATCTCCATTGTTTAGTCGTCATACTGAGAACGAACCATACTTCTGTGGGTGCTGTCTTGACCTAAACTTCTGTAAGCCTTGACGTTATCTTCAAATTCACCGCCGTCTATTTGTAAAACATCTTCATAGACACCACCATCTATATCACGATTTGTGTATAATTCAAGTTTCCCAATAGCGGCTATCTGTTGCATCATTTTTAACTGTTGCACAGGATCTGCAATTTTATCTACAACACCTGCTACGGAGAGTACCTCTTCTACAGTCAATTCCTCACTTGCTTCCTCTTCTTCAGGCTCATCAACTTCCTGTTCTTCTACCTCTGCTTGTTCATCTAATTGTATCTGTACCCACTGATTATAATACGGGTCGTCTACGTTCGGTGACGTGAGCAAACCGTTGGTTGATAGATAATCATACAATGCATCTTTAAAATTAGGACAACTTGAGTCGCTAAGTGGTGTGTGGCATGGGTCATATTTATAGTGGTATAGTATTAAAACATCGGAAAGAGACCCATCTCCCGTAACTTTTATCTCACCATCACCAAACAAATTACCAAGTGTAGGCACTATTTGGTCATATTTAATCTTTGTGCCGCTGGGTAAATTGTTCCAATCGTCTACATACTCGTAAACATATTCATCACCACCCACTTTTTTATTGGTAATCGAGACAGTTGAATTTGTTGTTGGTTGTTTGGTTATTGTGTACTTGTGGAACACACCCTCTACCGTCAAACCAGTTTGTGCTGGCAGTAGGTTATTCATTACCCATTTGTGTGCATCAGAAGCTGCGTTTTTTGTGTTGCCGTAAATATTCTCAGAGTAAGAATAACAAGGCCAAGAAAAGACCACCAATGCCAGCAGCCCCACGAGCTGTCGCCTTATCGTCTTCATCCCATTTCTCCTTCTTACCTGCAACATACCCAGGTACTAGATGTGGATTGTTTTCCCACTCAGCCTTAGCTGCATCTCCTACAAGACCGTTGATTGGACATGGAGTGCCAGAATTTGCCATCGCAAGGTGAATCCTTTTGTCCTGGCACATTATTGCTACAGCACTTATTTTTAAGCCCATATCGTACATAACCTTAGCGTTTTTTAGTCGTTCACAGTTTAAATCTCTAATTGTTGTGCCACCACTAATTCCCAGTATTTGTGTCTGTACAGAGCCACCAGCAGGTATATGACACGTGTCTGAGCTTGATGAATTAATACTAGGTGAAATAGCGGATGGTGGTGGAGACTTTACAGTAGTCGTGCTATCTATCGTAGAGGTTGATTTAGAGTTTGTATAGCTGTTAGCTTCTACACAATTACTATTTGTCGTACTGTCACAACCCTCTGCATAAACCATAGGTACTAGTATAATTAAAAACAATAACGCTAAAAGACTCCAAGACAAATATAACAAAGATTTTTTCATTACCTACCCCATTTTAAGTAGTATACTCACTAACATAGCAATAGTAGCGCCAAGCCCACCCACTAAAAACACCTCTAAACGTTTTAACCTGTAAAACACTTCTTTAAACTGAATGTGATTTTCAGTCTCTAGTTTAGTAATCTTAGGTTCGATTGTGTCTATGCGGTTGTGAGCTTGCACTACTGTTCTTGCCATTGTTAATCCTAACTTGCTTCAGCTTCTTCAGAGGTCTCATCAGACACTTCTTTAAAAGACTCTAATAAATCTTTCTGGAAGCTATCTGCGGCTCTTTGTACTTGATCTAAATCAGCTCTAAGTTTACCAGCTTTTGCCCCTAAGTCTTTTAGTTGCGCTATAAGATACTTTTGTTGCTGACTTAAATCAGTTTCTTTGTACCCTTTACCGTCAATATTAATTACATTTTCCTTAACTTCTTCTTTTTTAGCCATAATTTTCTCCCTTTGTTATGGTTTGTTTAACCTATAAAGGTTGTAGCAGCATTAATCGCATTTGTTACTGGAGTCATGTTTTCACTGCCCAGCATTGCTGAGTAGTCTTGTGCAATCTGATCTGTTTCTCTTGCCATTTTATTTTTCCTCTATGTTAATATTACCTGATATTGATATTCTCTCTCCGTCATTCTCATAAAACGGAAAAACTTGGTGGAGCATTTGTGCAGGAAACATAACCATGTACCCTTCTGCTTCTTTCTCCATATTATACGCAAATGTAGATACTTTGCCTAACGTATTTGTGTAACTAAACGCAAAGTTAGATATGTGATTATCTGCATTTGACTCAGCGCATACAGGTAGCTTGCGTTGTTCTGCAAAGGATGTCGGTATTTGCATCCATATTACAAAACTGTAAACTCCACCGTGATCGTGTGGTGGGTTAAACTCATGCTTCTTCTGAAAGTTTACCCAAAGGCTTTCTAAGTTAAACCCTTCACCTTCCTTCATTACAGCTCTCCAAGGTGGGCCATAAGACCCAATGTGACTGTCCATAAACTTAGGAACTATCTCACCGACAAACTCTTCTAGTAAGGGTGAGCTACCATCAAGGCGTATAGAGGAGCTGATGTTACCTGCAAGTTCAGGCTTCATGTCATCTGGCTTCTCTCTTGCCTCGTTAATCACAGTCCATAGGTTAGCCACAACATCCTCTGGAAGTTGTCCTTCAACAACCCCTATGTTAGGAAAGTGGCGTGGCATTAGCTCCATAGTAAACCCTTATATTAAGATGCAGTGTAACCTTTACCTGCTGTAATTGCATTGGTGGTTGCTGTCATAGACTCGCTACCCCAATCTGACTTAGCTTTCATTAGCTCAAGGTGTGCTACATTTCTGTCTACAGTATCTTGTCTATTTGCTGCTAGTTCACCAGCCATAGCGTTACCTGCTATCACAGCAGTAATAAGGTCTATTGAGTGACCCATCGCTGTGTAGTCTTGTGCTAGTTCTTCTGTTGTTCTGTCTGTCATTTTATTTATCCTTCTAAAGTTGCCACTCTTGCAGTGAGTGCTTCAATTAATGCGTTCTGTTCTTGAATCGCTTTTACTAAAATGGGTACAAACTTGCTGTATTGTATACCCATCTGCTTGCCATCTTCTGATGTAGATACAGTAAGGTTTTTCTTAGCGGCTGTTGTATATCCTGCGGCCTCTTCAAGTGCTTGAACTTCTTGTGCCTTAAAGCCTATGTCTAACCAGTCTTCTTTATGTGTTCCGTCTGGAGACTGTGCGTTAAGGTCATAACCATCAGCAGTCTTATCGCCATACTTAGAGCGTTTATCCCACTTGTATGTTACAGGTGCTAGTCCTTTAACAAAATCTAAACCTAAGTCTAGTGCTGTAAAGTCTGTCTTATCACGTTGGTCAGAAGCTACTGTCCAATCTACTTGTATATGAGCTTCACTAATATTTTCATCACCAAGCACAATTTCATTGCTACCTGTGGTTATGTTACCACCAGGACTTCCTGTTAATCCAGCGTCTTTTCCTAAAATTAAATTGTTGCCGCCACTTGTTACAGCACTACCTGCACTAACTCCCATTGCAGTATTAAATGCTCCTGTACAAGCTAATAAAGCAGCGTGACCAACAGCGGCATTTCCATTACCACAATTAGCGGATAGGGCAGACTTACCTACAGCCACGTTTTCAGCACCATCATCAGTACCATCACCAGCTTCAGAGCCAACAAAAGTATTATCTGCTCCAGTAGTAAGCTCAAAACCAGCTACATTGCCTATACAAGTATTTTCATCTGACGTTGTCATTTTAGCACCAACAGAATAACCAACTCCTGTATTTTTATCACCAGTTGTAACGCTAGATAAAGCATACGCTCCACTTCCAGCATTGCTGTGTCCAGTTGTACAATCTTCTAGTGCCTTGTATCCAACAGCAGAGTTACCAGCAGCAGTCGTGTTATTGCCTAATGCAAGGTAGCCAACTGCTGTGTTGTTAGCACCAGTTGTGTTGTCAGTCATTGCTTGATACCCCACCGCAACATTAGTTCCAGCGGTAGTATTTGCATTACCTGCTTCTTTACCTATAAAAGTGTTTTGAGAGCCTGTTGTTAATAATTTTCCTGCTCTTTTTCCAAGAACAGTATTAGAGTTACCTGTAGTACAAGTAAGTAATGCATCCTTACCAACTGCTGTATTATCATCAGACGTTGTTGCCGCAGAACCTGCACCTTTACCTACAAAAACATTATATGAACCTGTAGTAAGAGCATCACCTGTAAGGCCACCAATGACGGTGTTTTCAACGCCTGTGCTTACTGATAGTCCAGCGTTATATCCTACTGCTGTATTGTAAGCGTCTGTAGCAGTTGTAAAGTTTTGTGTTCCTAAAGCTGATCTACCTATAGCAACAGTTTTACTACCTTTAGTATCACCTTCTAGTGCATTTTTACCTATTGCTACATTGTCAGAACCAACAGTCAAAACACCTAAAGCATCATTTCCAAGGGCAGTATTCTGACCCCCTGTCGTAACAGCATCTCCTGCCGCTGCACCGATAAACGTATTCTGAGCGCCTGTTGTTACTGATAGTCCTGCATCTATTCCAACAGCCACATTGTTATCAGCAGTCGTGTTTGCCGCTAAAGCTCTACGACCAACGGCTGTATTACCTGCACCTGTCGTGTTACTAGATAGAGCATTGTATCCTACCGCAGTTCCGTTTGCCGCTGTTGTGTTAGTTTTTAATGCTTCAGCACCCACTGCTGTATTATCAGAAGCAGTTGTTGTTGCACTTAAAGCATTCTTTCCGACCCCTGTATTAGTTGACCCTGTCGTAATCGCATCTCCTGCAAGACCACCGATTAGGGTATTGTTGACGCCTGTGGTTACTTCTGAACCTGCACCATGCCCTACGGCAGTATTGTAAGAATCGGTAGCTGTGGTAAAGTTTTGGTTAAATAAAGCTCCCCACCCCATTGCAACAGAACGAGATCCTAAAGTATCAGACGTTAAAGCATAAGTACCGACAGCAACATTAAAATCAGCATCCGTTAAGGCATCCCCTGAGTTTGCGCCTAAAAGAGTGTTCTGTATGCCTGTGGTTACTGCTGATCCTGCTAGATAACCTACTGCTGTATTATACCCATCCGTAGCTGTTGCATAGTTTTGAGTGGATAAAGCGTCAGAACCCACTGCGGTAGACTTACTACCTAGTACATTTGTTCCTAAAGTATTTTGTCCGAAAGCAGTATTATCAGCACCAGTTGTATTAGCCCCTAAAGAGTTTCTACCAAAAGCATTGTTCTGATTAGCAGTAGTGGTTGCACCTAAAGCACCGTATCCAACTGCATTATTAGAAACACCTGTTGTAATTGCATCACCAGCTAATCCACCAATTAAGGTATTATTTGTGCCTGTGGTTATTGCTCCACCTGCTGATGAACCAACTGCGGTATTGTATGTATTTGTAGCAGTACCTTGGTTCATAGTAGCAAGAGCTGCATTACCTATACCAACATTATGACTACCTAAAATATTAGTTTCTAAAGCACCTGACCCTATAGCTATATTTTGCCCTGAAGTTGTAGTACCAAACCCAGCTTTAAATCCTACAAAAACATTCTCATCACCAGTTGTAATCGCAGTACCAGAACTATCACCTACAGCTACGTTGTAGTTACCGCCAGATGCTATTGAGTTACCTGCATTAACACCTGCTCTGAAGTTAGATGTACCTGCTGAAGCAGTAATAATATCTGCACCATCTGCAAAGGTAACGTCTGCCGCAAAGTTAACTGCACCATCTACGTCTACAGCGTCTAAGTTTGTTGTACCGTCTACGTCTATGTCACCTGAGATGTCTAAGTTAGTAAATACAGATGTACCAACTGCTGTAATTTTATCATTAAACGTAGCCGCACCTGCCGCTGACATATCAAGGGTGAGAGCTGTAATGGTTGAACCATCATCGTTACCTTTTAAAAGTATATCTGAGTCAGTTGTTGTATTTTGTATAACACCGTGACTACCATCAAATGAAATTCTAAAATCTTGGTCATTACCAAGGCGAAGTACCTTGGCATCATTTAGACGAACATCACTGTTAAATAAAGCAGTACCTGCATCTGACATATCAAGGGTCAGGGCTGTAACGGTTGAACCACCATCGTTACCTTGAATCTTAATATCTTTATCAGAAACTGCACTTTGGATAATAAAATCACTAGAACTATTATATAGATAACCTATCTCCGTACCACCATCTGATATACTAACTTGTCCTCCATCTGCATCAAGGTCAATATTTCCTGCAACATCTATCGTAAGATCACCAGAAGATAAGTCTATTTCAGTGCCATCGATTGTAATATTATCTACAACTACACCTGCGTTGGCTGTAACGACACCGCCTACAGCAAGAGTGCTTGCCATATCAACAGCACCATCAATATCCACCACGTCTAGGTTAGTCGTTCCATCCACATCAATATCACCAGAAATGTCTAGTGCCGTACCAATGAGTGTCTGCGTAAAGGTTACTTGCCCGTTAGAAGCTATAGTCATGGCGTCCACATCTGAGGCAGAGCCAATAGTCTTACCATCACCAATGATTATATCGTCAGTAAAGGTAGCAATTCCTGTTATTGCGGCAGTGCCTGAAACTTCTAAGTTAGCATTAATATCTACTAATGTAGCGTTAAGTTCTACCTCATCTGTAGCGTTAATATCTAGGACAGTCGCGCTAGGAGCATTAATATATTGTGACGCATCGTTAAACTGAAGTTGCATTGTTGAATTTAACAATATGCCTGTATCAGCTACGTGCGTAAGAGTTACGTCTCCATCTTCACCTAAGTGAATTACTGCTGCGTCACTATCTAGGAATAAATCATCTTCAATAGTAATGTCTGAACTAAACACTGGAGTGGCTGTAAAGGTAACTACTCCTGTAAGTTGTGATGTACCAGAAACGTCTAAGTTACCGTTTACATCAATAAGAGTGGCGTTAAGCTCAATCTCATCTGTAGCATTAATATCTAGTACTGTGGCACTAGGAGCATTAATATATTGTGATGCATCATTAAACTGAAGTTGCATTGTTGAATTTAACAGCAACCCTGTATCAGCTACGTGCGTAAGAATAACATCGTTGTCTGCCCCGAAAGATAATGTTGCGGCATCATGTTGTAGCTCTAAATCTTGAGTTAGCGTAACATCACCATCAGCGCCTATAGCGATTGCATTTGTGTCACTAGCAGATCCAATATTACCCGCGTCAGGGATAACTATGTTGCCACCTGTGGTCATTAAACCACCACCAGTATATGTACCAGAAACATCTACTGCACCATTTATATCTATGGTTGTAGCGTTAATCTCTATTTCTGTATCGGATACTAAATCAAGGACTCCATCAGCACTTTGATGAATATACGTTCCTGAGTCTCCAAACTGTAGTTGTCGTGTACTGTTTAATAGTAACCCAGTGTCAGCAACATGTGTCAGTGTAGTATCTTTATCTGCACCAAAGCCAAGTACCGCAGCGTCAGACTGCAGAGTTAAGTCATCATCTACAAACAAATCAGGTACAGCCAGGTCTTGCATAAGGTCATAAATTGCTGCGCCAGAACCTGCGCCATCGGTAGCTATCATCTTAACTTGACCTGCAAGTATAGCGACGTTAGCGCCAGACCCTTGTGAGAACGTCAATGTATAGCTAGTTGTGTTCTCAATAACCCAGACTTTAGACAGCGAGTTAGGCGCAAGTGTAACTGTACATGCTTGCCCGCCACCTGTGCATTTTAAGTAGAAACAACGTGCTTCGTCGGCTACCCCATCTGCTACTGTTATAGTATGTGTGCTTGCGTTAGCTATTGCTTCGCCTGTGGCGCTGTAGGAAAGTGCTTCACCAATTAATTCTAAGTTTGTGTTTGTGGTCGTACCCCATGTACCAGACTGCTCGCCTGTGCCAATCTCTTGAAGTCTGAGGTCATTCTCATAAGTACTTGCCATCGTCTAAACCTTTCTATCCAACACGTATAATTGCGCTTGAAGCCGCTGATGTGGGGAATGTTATTGTAAATGTGCTATCACTTGACGTTTTCTCTGAACCAAAGTCTAGTACTGCAACTGCGGGAGTTGTACCACCAGATTTGTATATCAGCGCCCCACGCGCTGTAATTGAGGAACTCGTCCATGATGTATCTGAAAAGTCTAAGTAAGCCACAGTACCATCTGTATCACTAGTAGGGTTTGTAGCTATGGTTAATGTGTTACCCCCTGCGGTGTATCCTGTACCTGATGCTTCATTTGTTGTACTATATGCGGTTGTAGCAGCGTTCAGAGTTGCGTCAGAGGTATATAAAGCAATCTTGAAGGACTGAGACGTATCAGAGCTAAAGTCCATCTCTCCGTTTAACAGAGCGACTTTAAACGATGTACACATATAATTACCAGTAAAAGCCATTATCTATACTTTTTCCCTATACTGCCCAGATCGATAAGCGTCTCTACGTAAATACCCATCCCCAAGATTTTTTAACAATTCCATAGATATTAAATATAATTTCTCGTAATTAGCAACAACATCTGGTTCTCCTTTTTGGAACCGTATAGCTTCAACCAATGCGCCGTTTAGCAATGCAGAACTCGCGTTATCTCCAAGCCATGTTGTAGATGCAGTTACAATAGATGTAGGGTAGAATCCATACACATGCTCAAGCTCATAGTTAGCGTCTGGTGTTGGAGCGAGCTCAATCTGAGTTTCACTATACTGAGCATAAAACTTAGGAGCACCGTACTTTGCGCTTGTATTTACTGGATAAGCTTCTCGTAGGAAATTTACGTCTTTATTTAACAAGTATGTATGCGTGCTACTGCTAATAATAGAGATGCTGTAGGTATACAAATAATCACTTGGCAGAGTGTATAGCTTGTTTGTAGATACCAAAGGGCCAGTATCTACCTTACGTAGAGCAGGTATTTGTACTGCGTTATATATCTTCTCTTCTGCCTGTTGCGTAAACATAGCAAGTTGGTCATCTGTAAAAGAAGTCTCACAGATATCCTCTATATTTGTTTTGAGCGAAGAATAATTCATATCTTATCCCATTGGCCCTCTTGAAAATAACCCTTTAGTGGCTGCACCTGTGCCGCGTATTTTAACTTTACGTTCTTTCTTTTTGCCACCTTTAGCGCCACCTTTGGTGTTTACTTTACCACCGTTAGCGTAACCCTTTTTCATCATTTTGCCGCCGTTAGCGTAACCTTTTTTCTTCATCATAATTGCACCTCTATGTGGTTGTTACTGTTACGTCACCTATAGCTCCAGTTGCTTCTAGGTTGTTAATGGTTAAATCATATATGTTCTTGCCATCACCTACAGGGTTCCAACCCCATTGTATATTTCTATTACTATCATACCCTGCAAAATCAGGACGTGGGTTACGTATTGCTTGTGGATCGTGTACAGGGCGCATCCCTAATTTATTCTGCGGATGGTCTGGCCCCCAACACTCACGACACGCTTTTATGTTTGTATCTTTACCTTTTTTGATTATGTTACGCAACTCTTTTAATTTGTAGCGAAACCCACAAATATCACATTCTGCTATCGCTTTATCGTTAGATGCGAACGCTCGTGCCATATTAAATGCTACTCACACGAGGTACAAAGATAGCGGAGGTTTTCTCTCTATCTTCACTTGCAGCTCTAGCAAATTCTTCTTCATATGCGGCCTTTAGCATCGGCACTCTTTCGACAAGTTCAGGAATTTTCATAGCTATGTGGTACGCTAGTCCTGCTACAAGACAAGGTAAAAACCTAAATGTCATGTCTGCGGTCTCTACACCACTACCTGCATCTTCTACTCTACGTATACGCCAATACGCAAATATATACCCACTTTTATCAGGCACAGGCCACACATTAATTTTTGGGGTCGCTAGCCGTTCAACCCACACCTGGATAGGTCTACCTTGTGTTAACTTGTTTGGGATAGCAGCGTAGGTACTCACACTAATACGACTTATGGTGAGATCAGATTGTTTCGTAGTGTTACCACTATCCGTGCGTACCACATGTTCAAGAAGGTCTACTGTATCTGCTGGTAAATCATACCGTGAAGTACCTGATACCAGTGTCACTGTACCACTATCGATAGTCCACATATTAATGCCACGGTTCTGCCACTCAATGGTCATTAAATTCATAGACCTACGGGCAGTTCTTAAATCATAACCAGAACGCATTTCGCGTCCCGCACGCTCCCACGCTTCTTCAGCAATCTCTGTGAAGTCCATATCAAAGGCGGTGGTTCCCGAAGTAGCCATTGTCTATTCCTTAAAAAACGCTTTTACTTGACTTAGTAAATCTTTTTTCTTTTTACGTCGATCAAGCTCAATACCATGCTCACGCATATATGCCTCTAGTTGTAGCTTACTCATGCTATCTACATCTACAACAGTGTCATTAATCTCTTCAGCTTCTTCAATTACTTCAGCTTCTTCAATTACTTCAGCTTCTTCAATTACTTCAGCTTCTTCAACTACTTCCGCAGATGCTTTACTCGCAATCATAGCTTTTGCTTCGGCTTCAGTCATTATTGTGGTAGATGCTAACATCATTTTACCGTCGCTGTTTCTACTTCCTACTTGGTAAACAGGGTCACCATCGAGGTTACTACCAATACTAATCATCTCTAAATCTGCCATACTTATCTCCTAAATATATAAAGTTTTCTTACGTCTTGACTCTTGAACAGCCCCACAACCCCTTGCTACATCTCTCCTTTTTCGGGCTAAACCGCCACCATTAAGGCGTACTGTAGCAGGTTTTGTGTTCTTTACTACTGTTTTTCCTTTTGCTCCCTCCCGCTTTTTCTTTTTTGCAGTCGTTGCTCGTTGTGACTGACTTAAACTACTTGCTTTACTTCTGGGCAAACATCGATCTGGGTTCTTCTTATCCTTAGAAGTACCACACTTACCTTTAATCTTACCGTCTGTACCAATCCTAACCCAGTCTTGGTCTACCCATTTCTTTAAATCACCCATTACTTTTTCTTCTTTCCTTTACTACCCTTAGCATAGTTAGGATCTTTACAGTACTTAGAGGCAGCCATATTAGCGTATGCGCTAGGGTAAGTATCAAAAGTACGTTTTGCCCAAGACTTGCCTTTGGCACAAATCTTGCCCCCTGATTTATAGTATCTACGCATCTTCTTCTTCTTCCTCCGTATACATATTGTTAAACACACGTTGCGTATCCCAAACATAAGACACGTCTTCTTTTGAATTAAAAGTATGTTGGTTTGGTTTAAAATCTGGTGCACCTTGACCTGTTTCAAACCACGCAGGGTGAGTAACCCGAACTCTATTGTTGGGTAGAGCAACAATATTACCTGTATACTCTCCTGCGTCTAATAATTCAAGTACATGACTCTGTTTATGTTGTGCGGGGTCATCTGCTACCTCACTGTCCGTATAATCCACAGTGAAATAGTATTTAGCAGGGAAGAACTCACCATCAACTTTTGCTATCCAAGGTGCAGGTGAAGCCCTCTCTATCTTATAAACAGCGTGGTTATGGGACATACAATCCCAAGGTTGCGCTATATAGGGGGGAAGTTCTGTAGGCCACTCTTCGTATAACACATCTGCAACAAGTGCTGTTAGCGGCATACGTGCCCACATAGCCCCTCCATGAACATTTGGATCGTCAGTATCATCAGACTCACACCCAGTAAATATAACTTGAAAACTGAGTGTTCTGTTTGGCATTGTTGTTACTGCGACGACCATAGCGTGTAAAAAATCTCCATGATATTCTTCTAAATTTTTAGTGTATTCTCTCCGAACCCACGCTTTAAAATACGGTATATTACTTTGTAGATACGCCATCCTTTCTTTTTCTCTCCCTTGCAGCTACTTTCTTTCGTTTTTGTGAAAGCTTTGAATATTTATTAGGTGGACGTTGTATCTGCGTCTGCATCTGTGATCGATTTATCGCCATCAGCATCTCCTTTAGCATTTCGTATAGCTCTGAGAGCTTCGAGGCTTTTGTCTTTTGTACCCCCATCATACTCCCAAGCATAACCATCCGTCACCATTATCATGTTTATATTAGCATCTCCGTCGTATAGCCAACCTAGCATACGCCCATACTTACCATCCTTCTCGGTTTTAACCCGTAAAGCATCGCAAGCTTCAATTTTGTTTGTTAGATAATCTTTAGCTTCGAGACCCATTGCTTTTTCTTCTAGGTCTCTAGTTCTACTCTCAGGCGTGTCTATACCAGCAAGCCGTATTCGTTCTTTTTTAGAAAGGTTAAACCCTAAATCAATAATAACATCTACGGTATCGCCATCAACAATCTTAACAACTTCTTTTATAGCGTACTCATACATGACTACCTCATTTTACACTTTCGTACACCTTTACGGGCAATACCTGCTCCACGAACTCTACCGCCTTTTTTATACCTTGGTTCACTACGAACTTCTGGGTAAGGTGTATTGTACTCTTTTGCCCCTTTTTCTGTTTGCATACTATAGAGTTTATAATCCATTTCTGACATACCTTCACGAAACTTCTCTTTGAGTTTCTTAATGTAGTCTCTACCTTTAGTAGCTAACTTTTCAATTTCATTAGGATCATCTTCTTCCATAAACTATACCATTTTTGCTGGACGTACACCTTTACGAGCAATACCTGCACCGCGAACTTTACCGCCTTTTTTCATACCCATCTCAGCTCGTTCTCTAGCTGACAACATCATATTACCTTTTGGCATAGCTGTAGCTGGTACAGATCCTTCAGGTATACCCTCGTACTTAACACCGCTTTGTTTTAACTCTGCAGCTTCTCTAGCACTTAACTTTTGAGATGCCCTCGGTGCAGCTTTAGGGCGTACTGATTTTTTAGGAGCCATAGACCTGCTAGGAGGTGTCCCCCTACCTGTTTGTTCAAACGCTGGCCCTTTTTCTGGCTCATAAAAGGGAGCGAGCTGCATCCCTTTTTTTATTCTTCTTTTCTTTAGCGCTTTTTGTTCTGCGGTAGCGGGTGTAAGGTCTCTCAAGTTACCTAATTTTTTACTTCTTTTACCTGCGGGCATTTAACATCTCCATCGTTTGCGTGCCTGTCTTAGGCGACTGTTAGGATCTTTAGCGGCTTTAGGGAACTGTTTCATTTGTCCCGCAGAACGAGCGCAATAAGACTTTCGCCTAGATGCCCGCTTACCCGTTGGTTTCTTTTCTGTAACTGCTGTTTTTAATTTACTGCCAGGGTTGTTACGCCTGTATTTTGCAACACCTTTAGCGGTCATGCCCGCACCAGACTTGGTAGGACGTTTATCGCCGCTTTTTATAGACATGCCTTTCATGCCCGTGTCTTTGCGAACTTTTCGACCAGCTTTGTAATACTTACGCATAGAAGAACGTTATCATATCTGCGACGTCAACTGTATATTTAACGCTCATACCGCTATCAAATAAAACACCTTCGGCAGGTATTGTTCTATCTACAGTCGTATTGGCTGTACCTATAGTTCTAGCCTTAAACAAAGTAGTACCATCTTCAGGGGCTCCATTTACAAACTCTACAGTTCCTGCTGTACCACCTGAAACAATAGACATACCTTTAAGTCTTATTCTATTACTACCTTGTATAGCTTGAGCACATAGTGTTCCTGAACCTACTGTTATATTAGCTGCATATTGCGCGGAACACTCTACGGCTGAAACCGTAAGAAATAATTTTGCTCCTGCAACTGCCTCGGCAGAACTTGTAGAAGTAATAACCTCGGTCATAGCATCTCCAAACACGTCTGTACCTGTAATCGTACACGTTTTTGCATTATCGCCTGTCCCTGCAGTTGTTACAGTAACATTTCTAGCTGCTCCTCCTGCAAAGGTCGTATTAGCCATAGTTGCTGAAGTGTCGGGTCTTGCGGCAGTAACTAGACGATCTGCATCTGCAGCGTTCTCATCACTTACTGTTAAGGCGGAAACATCAGAATTTGCTGAATGGCTCATTTAAATCTCCTTTATGAGGCGGTAGGGGTTTCCCCCTACCTAATTTAATTATTGTATGTTCATCCAAACAAGAGAGTATTCTGTGTTAGCGCTCACTGCCATCACTTCCCCAATCTCGGTAAGAACATTATCAGTAGCAGGAGCAACGCCTCCAGCAGTGCCGCCTGAACGAACTGCGATGTTACCAACAACGACTGTGCCAACAGTTAACAAAGCTTGTGGGCCTGATACTGTAAACCAACCATAGTAGTCTGCGGTCATATCAATAACTGTTGCACCCATAACGCAGCCTGTCTCTGTAGCAGGAGCTACGATCAAACCTGTGTACGGATCGTGAATTATTGAAAGTTGCGAACTTGTAGTCAGTGCAGTTGCTAAAGCATCATATGTAGTAATGACAACACTAGGATCTGCTGAGTGATCGTGAGCTGGATTAGATTTAACCCGCATTGTTTGGCCTTCACCATTCACGTCATTTACCCAGAGATAACCATTTGCATACTCGTTAAGAGTCATGTCGTTACCACCTGTTTCAACTGAGATATCAGTCTCACCTGCAGATACAGCCGCAGTTGCGGTCATGTTCGCGTGGTTGGAGTCTATTGCTGCGTGTTGAACAAGTTTACCTGCAGTAACCGCTGTACCGCCACATTGACCATATCGGTAGATGTTATTACCGTAAAATAGTTTTGTACCTGTTTGGAACAGCGCTGTAGAACTTTCTGCATAAGGGTTTACTGTACCCCCTATTGAACCACCTTTACCTACAACAAGGTCGGCTGGGCCGTAGCCTGCTGCTGCAGTGTATTTAAAATGTGCGCCTGCTGTTCCGTAGACAGCGCCGCTAGAATTAACAGTAAAATTATCTGTAAAAGTACCTAAAGTAGAACTTTTTGTTACTTGCTTGAAACCGTTTTCAGAACGGACGGAACCGTTAAATGTTGTATTAGCCATGTAAAATCTCCTTGTCTTGGCTAGTGTCAGTCGCCCGATGCAACTGTCAAGGTAATTTTTGTATTATACACGAACCCGTGTAAAAAGAAAGGGGCGATTTGCACCGCCCCCTCTAAAAAGTTTTATGCTCCAGGTGAGCCAAAGATCCCTAGTGGATCTGATACACCAAAGCTGTATCGCTCACGGGCTTTATAACGACTGTTACCTGTGTCAAAGTCAGCATCCATAGATGTCGCCATTGGACTACGGTTAAAGTGTTTAAGACCGTTTGGAACGTCGGTTAACAAGAACCATGCATCTGTATCTGTTAGATAGTGGTTTATTGTATAACCTTCAGGAACAGCACCGTTGTTGCGGATCGCGTTTAGATCGTTATCTGCTGTGCCTACGCGACCTTCTGTTTCCAACAATCTAGTTGCAACGAATTGCAAGTTCGGTGGAATCACAAGTTTGCGAGGTTTTGCAGCGATTAACAAGCCGCGCTCGTCTGTCCAACCTGCCACTTGAATGATAGCTGCTTCTAGTGAAGTCTCATTCAAATCTGCCGCAGTTGCTGGCTCATTCGAGTTAGTGCCGCCACTTACTAGTGGGTGTGCAGTAGAACAAAGCTCCACTCCATCTCCATAAGTAGTGCCAGAGTCAAAGGCATTATTTAAAATTGTAGCTGCCTTAACTTGTTTTGTGTATGCCATAGCACGAGCAAGCGCTTTAGTATAACGAGCTGATAAAGAATCATACAAGTTATCCTCGATAGCCTCTTCAGTAATTGAAAAGCCCATTGCGATTGTCTCATGGTTATAGCGAGCCGTGAAAGCCTCTTGAGCATTGTCGTATTCGATGGCAGAGCCCTCGTCTTTGACTGGTGCTGCAGAAAAGCCTGATAGCTTAGTTTCTTCCTCAAAAGAACGATCAGAGGTCTCTGATTCAAAGATCTCTGCGTGCTCCTCACCGTACTTTGCATATTCCAAACCGAATAATGCGTTCAAGCCAGGAAGCAGTTCTTTAAGGAGCTGTGCGCGTGAAATAGCCATTAGTTATTCTCCTTTATAGGCCAACTGGGTTACGATAAGCATGTCCACCAATGAACACGTTGCTACCATTATCAGTATGGGTGCTGAAGATAACAAGCAATTCTTGGAAGGTATCGCTTCCAGTTGCCGTGCTATCAACTACATCAATAATATGAAGTGGTAGTGTTGAGGTGGTATTAATGCTGCTACTAGCAGCTAACTTCGAACGCCCATTAATAGTAGTTAATGTATTACTAATGATTGAAGTTTTATTACCAATAACAGTTCTTCCCAACGTCGCCATTGTTGTTCCTGAAGAACAAATAGCTACTTTCATTATCAAGTCAGGATCATCAGCAACGTATGCATGAATATCACTAGCAACAGTGCTAGCAGGATACGAATTGCTGAATGTTAACTGACTCGTATTTGGGTCAGTGTACTGACATCCCATGAAGACACCTAATGTGCCAGTAGCTGGGAAAGCTGTTGTACTCCCGTCACGCTCAATAGTTCCGTCGTTTACACGTTTTACCAGATCGCCTTTTCCAATAGCTGTACCGTAGTTACTAGCTATTTTCATTTGTCGAGTAGCACCTGTGTAAGGACGACCACCAATCAGGCCAACGGGAACAAGCCCATAAGGGGCGTCTATAGTTGGATAAGCCATATCCAATTCTCCTTTGATCTAAATTAATTGCCTTTACCAAAAGTGACCTTAGATTTCCTGTCGTGAAACAAGGGCATTCTAGGGTCGTTTTCTCGCATGAGGTTGTTGTCTACTGATTGTATTTGGTTATCCGTTTGCTGCTTATAATAATCACTGCGCTCGTTTACCAATTCAATCGGAGCTTTACATAACATCAAACCACCAATCACAACGTTATCTGCAAATCTTTCATTTTCTACAGTTACCATTGTAATCTCAGGATGATCTGAAGCTTTTGCAGGCTCCCAACCTTCACGTAATTTTGAAGAAACGTTTGTGGCGTCTGATTGCCCTTGAGTACTTGTTCTGATCCAACGAAACGCGTACCCAGGTTGTGGTGTCGGTGAAGGTAATACTTCAGGACGTGTCCAAGCCTTTTTACGTGTTGATGTTTCACGAGTAGTTAATTCACGGTCTATGCGATTTTCAGCCATTGTCTTTCCTCATTTCTATTGCAACCTGTTTGGCGTATTGTTCTGGAGTTAATCCAAGTCTCTTAGCTACAGACACTTGTGTTTGCGTTAATGTCACTTTTCGGGGTGACGTGCTCCGCGTAGCGGGTGCAACCACGTTGGCCTTGCGTTTGGGCTTTTCAACCTCCATTTGGGCAACATCCTCAAACTGCTCTGGGAATAGTTGCTGCATACGAGTATTTATTGCCTCGTAGTATTCATCGCTTTGAAGGTCTACACCTTGTTTAGCGAGTTTATTATGTAACCCTAGCGCGAGACTCGTCATCTCATCATCGGTGCCGAACCACGGATTGGCTTTCGCCCATGTCATCGCTCGTTCGTCAGCAACCTGTGGCGCTGGAGTAGATTTAGTATCTGCTGTCTTGTTTACAGGAGTTTCTTCTTCCTGTAAAGTCGGTAACTTAAAATTATTTAACTTATCAGTTTTAATCTTAGCAGCCGTTAAACTTTCTTGTGCAGCTACGACAGCTTCTGCGTCCCCAGCCTCATACGCAACCTTGTATGCGTTCTTAGCTGTTTCTAGCTCAGACTTTGCTCCCTTCTTAGCTTGCTCTAGTAGAGCTGTCTGATTCTTGTTAACGCTACCTTTTAACTTTTTATTCTCATCAACAAGAGATTGAGCTAACGCCTCAAGTTCCTGCTTCTCCCTAAAAGCCGCTTCTTTAGCACGCCGTTCATCGTGGTAACCCTTACTAAAGTGTTGGATACGTTTACGCACTTTTTCAGAATAATCTTCAAGCTCTTCCTCAGTTACATCTTCTGGAGGTTCTGACGTTTTACGATTTCTATCTGCTTTAGGCGTATCGTCTACGACTTCAATTTCTAATTCTTTCTCAGCTTCAGGCTCAGGTTTAACTTCAGGTTCGGGTTCAGGCTCAGCTTTTGCCTCTTCTTTCTTATCCTTACCTTTATCCAGATCAATCTCTATTGCCGATGAACTTTCAATTTCGGGTTTCTTAATATCTTCCTGCTCATCAGGAAAACTATACTCAACTTTTTCAAATGCCATTTCTTATTTCCTTATGCTCGTGATACACCACGGGGGTCGCTGACTACGGCTTCTATTGAATCATCGTTCATCAAACGATACTCAACTCCACCAACTTTAAATCTCGTGCCTGTGTTTGCACGAAACATTACGTAATCGCCTACTTTACACCAAGGGGTGTCACCAAAACGTTCCACATCAGAATAAGCCTGATCTCCCATATCTAAAACAAGTCCAATAATAGACATGATATGTTCTTGATGTATTATAGTGGTGGTTTTTAATACCTTGGTATCTGCGAAAGTTTCTTCTATTTCAGGCATTGCAATAAGTATGCGATACCCTACAGGACGGGGTAGTTGTGCTTCTAGTTCCTGCTCGTCTACCTCATTTATATCCAGTTCTGCTACTTTATTCATTATCATCTTCCATATAGTTGCGCGAGAGGTCTTGTATATGTGCTATGCTGGACTCCAGACCCCGTATAAGGCCAGCAACTTCCTTGTATTGAGCGAAGTCTTTTGCGCCCCCACTCCCAAGAAATTCTAGTGCAGAGGCTTTATCAACCTCGATGTTATCTTTAAGCACGTCAAAGACGGTTTTTGCCATTATGTTCTCCCAGTTTTACTTCCTTGCATTGTCTTCATTGTATCAAGATCAATTTTTGCGTTAGAAGTGCGTCGATCTGCGGCCATCTTTATGCCGTCCTTCTTCGCATCGAGTATAATCTCTTGCTCGTCTAATTCTAACTTCTTAGCGTCCCGCATTGCATCTGCTTGATCTTTCTTAGCTTTACGATCTACATCTGCTTGTTTGATCTGTACCTCTGCTTGTTTAAGCTGGAACAACGGATCTTGAGCTTGTTTCTGTGCCTGTTGTTGCGCTGCTTGTTGCTGATGTGCTTGCGTTAGATCTTTAGCGGCAGTGGCAACAAGTCTAGCAAGGTTAACCTCAATCTCTTCAGGTAGCTCTGCATTCGGTGCAGGGAGCTCGACACCCACACGCTCTTCGATGTCTTTGCGGTATTTAAACCCAAGGTGTTCAGCAATATGTGCTTGTAGAGAAGCCATTATCTGTTTGGCCTGTGGGTTCTGCCCAATCATCTGTGCGATCATCGGATCTTGCATAAACGCCATGTGTGTCTCAATGTGAGCATCTTGATCTTGGTAGATAAAGGCTTTCATCGGTTTACCCTGTAATGCAGCCATATTCTCACTGATAGGATCTACGGGTTTCATGTCGTCTTTTGTTGGAACAAGTTTATCTGCATTTTTAATTCCTAACACATCTATCATCTGCCTGTGCAGTTGCGGTAAGTCATATATCTGCGGAGCCTGTTGCGCCATCTGTAGTACAGCTTGATACTGCACAACGCGCTGCGCCATAGTGGAACTGTTTGGATCACTGACAGGTATGACGTCTATGAGCATGTAGTCAGCTTGTCGTGCGCTTACTTCCCCTCTAGCAGGCTGGTAGGCATACTCCATCGGTGCGTACTCTGACATCAATACTTTTAGAAGTTTAAACTCCTGCTTCATCGCATAATGTACACGTGCTTGTACTGCAGCCATCGGCTTGAGTGTGCGCTCCAAGAGTGCGAGTGTTGTTCCTACAGGGGCATTAGCAGACATATCTGAGATGTTCATGTCACTAATCGCGCCGAGTCTACGGCCTTCTTGTGTTATCTTGTCTAGGAGTGCGAGTAATGTCTGGCTTGGCTCCTTGTAAGGTAGCGGCATGATGTTGTCACGGATAGACCCTGACGGCACATCGACATCCTTGAACTCCCCAGGTTCTATGGGAGCATCGTCACCCTTGATACGCAATCCGCGCGATTTCAACCCGCCAGGGAGGTTTGCGAGCGTACCAGCGTCTACTAATTGACGTATCAAGGATGTTCCCGCCTTGGCATACCCACCGATAATGTGGATCAACCCAAGCCCGTAAAACCCAAATCCTGGAACATATACATAGTGCACAAAATGTTGACGTTTTAACATCAGTTCATCATCTTGACTCCAATTTCTACGTATTGCTAGTATCTCGTTTGAACCCCTCTCCAACGTTACAACATAGGGTTTAGCGATATCATCCTCCTCAGAATCGCCTGCACCGTCTATTATAAGGTCAGCGTGTATTTCATAAACAGTGAAACGATCATCATCCGTAAGTGAGTATCCACCTTCTTCTGCTTTCCGCTCCTCTATATCACTGTGATATGGTTGGGGGTCTCCAAGTTCTACTTCTCTGTAGAACCCATTTGCCTGTAATTTCTTTAGCTCGTTCTTAGTTTTACGCATAACATGTGTAACACGCTCTGCGGTTTCTATGTGTGACGCACCGTAAGGCACGATAACATCTTCTGCTGGGATATACACAGCTACCTGACGACCCATGTTAGGATCGTAATATACTTTCTTAAAGGCTGATCCTGCCAACCCAAGGCTGTAAAGTAATCTCTCATGCTCTGGCCTGTACTCGACCATAGTCTCTGTAAGCTCGTAGTTCATGTCTGCTTTGACACGTTCAGCGGCTTCTTCTTTCTCTTTAGTCTCTTCCCCTAGTATCTTAGTCTTTACTGGCCCAGAAGAGGGAAACGTCTCACTCATTGTCTCCGCTTGAAATCTAATGGCGGCCTCTGCAAGCACTGTAGAATACACACCGCACGCACCTTCCCAAGGTTCTGTACGCTCTTCATACTTAAATCCAAGTACATCTAAACCTTTAACAAAGGTATCTGCCCACTCTT